ATATTGTGGGAATTCGTATTAAAACAATTTATCGTTTTTATTTTAGCTGCTTTCAGTATTCAACATAACCCGCTTCCAGAGCTTGATATGTCGACTTTATTCCCGCTTGTCACGGCCTTGCTCGGAATGTCCGGGCTCCGCTCATGGGAAAAAAGTAAGAAGCTCACCAAATAGTGGACGTATTTCAATTATTTAGTTTGTTTAAAAAACAAATAGAAGAAAGAGAGGATAATATTCTCTCTTCGATTGCTGCTGGTTGTAAAGACTGGAATGAATATAAGTATTTGACAGGTAAACTAGAAGCACTAAGATTAACAAAAGCAGAAATGCAAGAAACAATGAAGAGGTTTGAAGAACATGAGTAATTTAATATTGCCTGATTATATGGCAAAAAAAGAAGAAAGAGCAAAAGAGATTTCTGATATGGAAAAGCTTCCTAACCCAACGGGTTGGAGACTTTTGATTATGCCACACACTGGCATCAGAAAAACAAAAGGTGGAGTTCACCTTACAGACAAAGCGCAAGAAGAAATTCAACTGACAACTAATGTAGGATTAGTCTTGAAAGTTGGACCAGATGCGTATAAAGATAAAGAAAGGTTTCCTGAAGGTCCATGGTGCAAGGAAAAAGATTGGGTTCTTTTTGCTAAGTACGCAGGCTCCAGGATTAAAATAGATGGTGGGGAGTTGAGACTTTTGAACGATGATGAGGTCTTGGCTGTGATTGATGATCCGGAAGACATATTACATGCAACATATAAATAGACACATGGAGGTCATGTCCCATGCCGGAACAAAAAATGGTAGATATAGATACATCAGGCAATCCTGTTGATGTAGATATAAAAGAAGAACAAAAACAAGACGACGTTGAAGTTCAAGAAGTAAAAGAACAGGATAACTCCGTTCGTGAGGTTAAGCCTGACGAACAATCAAATGAAGAAGACCTTAACGAATACTCTGATGGCGTAAAAAAACGTATTGATAAGCTGACCGCTAAAATGCGAGAAGCAGAAAGACGTGAAAAAGCAGCTATTGAATTTGCTGACGGTCTTAAAAAACAATATTCTGATTTAGATAAAAAATATAGAGACCTGGACTCAGGTTATTTAAATGAATTTAAAAACAGAATTGAAATTTCAAAAGCAGCTCTTCAAGATAGATATAAAAAAGCTGTTTCTGATGGAGACACAAAAGCTCAAATTGAAGCTCAAGAAGAGCTTACCAAGTTAACTATTGATGCAGAGCGTTTACGTGCAAGCGAAGCAAGACAAAGTAAAGAGGGAGATGAAACAGGAACAGAAGTAAAGACTCCTGACAAACAAGCAACTCCTCCTGCAAAACCAGATCCACGTGCTGAGAAATGGGCAGAGGACAATTCTTGGTTTGGTGCTGATGAGGCTATGACGTATACAGCTATCTCGATTCACAAAAAACTGGTTAGTCAAGAAGGATTTGACCCGAAGTCAGAAGAATACTATAGTGAAATCGATAAACGCATGCGAAACGAGTTTCCTCATAAATTCAGTCGTAATGAGGCTGAGGTGAATGATAATTCTGCTGAAGACAGACCCGTGCAAGCTGTTGCCAGCGCAAGTCGTTCATCCTCTAAAACTGCACGCAGCAAGACTGTGAGACTCACACCTTCACAAGTCGCTATTGCTAAAAAACTAGGTGTGCCACTAACAGAGTACGCAAAGTACGTTAAACAAGGAGGTCAAGCATGACAACTAAAACCTCAAGATCTGCTGACACGCGGGTAAAAACTCAACGTAAACGTGTTTGGCAGAGACCGTCATCACTCGATGCACCACCTGCGCCTGATGGATATATCCATCGTTGGATAAGAGCAGAAGTAAGGGGCTATGAGGACACTAAGAACGTGATTAACCGTCTTCGTGAAGGTTATGAATTAGTAAGAGCGGACGAATACCCTGACTGGCAATTACCAACTATAGAAGACGGAAAAAACGCAGGAGTTATTGGAGTAGGTGGCTTATTGCTGGCTCGCATTCCAGAAGAGCTCATTGCTCAACGTGATGCTTATTATCAAGGTCTTAGTGAAGATCAGATAAAAGCCGTTGATAATGATCTAATGAAGGATGCTCACCCCAGTATGCCAATCAGCAAACCTGAGAGGCAAAGCAGGGTGACTTTCGGTGGCTCACAAAAGACTGAATAAGTTTTTTATAGGCCATTGTTAGTTACTATTTATTAACTTTACTTTTAAGGAGTAAAACAATGGCAAACCAAGCAGGTAACTTTGGATTTCGTCCTGTACAAATGCTAGGATCCGCTTATAACGGACAAGGACAACAAGAAATGTCTATCGCTAGCAATGAGACGAACTCTATCTTTATGGGAGATCCGGTTGTATTAAATGCAAACGGTTCTATCTCTCGTGGATCTTCTGCAGGTGCTGAGCTCGTTGGTATTTTTAACGGTTGTTTCTACACAGATCCAACTTCACAAAAACCAACTTTCTCAAATCACTATCCAGGTGCGATTGTAGCAGACGATATTGTTGCAAACGTAATCACAGATCCAGACGTGGTATTTGAAGTCAAATGTGATGACGCAAATGCTGGACAAGCTCAGGTTGGTTCTACATGTAACATCGCAACATATAGCGCAGGATCTACAAAATCAGGTATTTCTGATGTCGCTATTAATGGTGGTACATTCGGAACTAACTCAGGCTCAAACTTCGCTGTAGTCGGATTATCAACTGATCCTGACAACGATGACTTTTCTTCTGCTAATGCAAACATATTAGTTAGAATCAATAAGCATCAATACAGAGATACAACAGGCATATAGGAGGTTAAACTATGGCTATTTCTAGAAGTCAACTCGTTAAAGAGTTAGAGCCAGGTTTGAACGCCCTGTTCGGCTTGGAGTATGGAAGATACGAAAATGAACATGCTGAAATCTATGATGAAGAGAGTTCAGATCGTGCTTTCGAAGAAGAGGTAATGTTATCAGGATTCGGTTCTGCACCAACTAAATCAGAAGGTGCTGGTGTATCATTTGATACAGCAACTGAAGCATACACTGCCCGTTACACACACGACACAATTGCATTAGCTTTCGCAATCACAGAAGAAGCTATCGAAGATAACCTCTACGATAGACTCGCTGCTAGATACACAAGAGCTCTTGCAAGATCAATGGCAAACACAAAGCAAGTTAAAGCTGCTGATGTTTTAAACACAGCCTTTGCTGCTTCTGGCGCTGCTGGTGACAATCCAGGTGGTGACGGTGTATCACTTATTAACGTGGCACACCCACTTGCAATCGGTGGAACTTTTTCCAACAGACTTGCAACAGATGCTGATCTTAATGAGACATCATTAGAGCAAGCTTTAATCGACATCGCTGCATTCGTAGACGAGAGAGGTTTAAAGATTGCTGCTCAAGGTAGAAAACTAATTATTCCAAAAGAATTACAGTTTACTGCTGACAGACTAATGAACTCTGCTTTAAGAACAGGCACAGCGGATAACGACATCAATGCAATCAGAAACATGGGAATGATTCCTGAGGGTTATGTTGTTAACCACTTCTTAACAGACACCAACGCTTTCTACATCAAAACTGACGTACCGAACGGTTTCAAATATTTTAATCGTTCACCAATCAGAACTTCTATGGAAGGTGATTTTGATACAGGAAACGTAAGATACAAAGCAAGAGAGAGATACTCATTTGGTTTCTCAGATCCACGCTGCGTATTTGGTACATCTGGTGCATAATCTTTAAGAAACTATTAAATCTAAAAGGGCGGTTGTATCCGCCCTTTTTTTATGCCATATTAAAATTCTAGCGTTAAAAGTCATACACACTGAGCTAGCAGACGGTATAGAGACTGTATGACGATGGTCTATACAACCAAGGAGGTTTATTATGGCTACACACTTTAAAGGGCCAATATTATTTTCAGCGCAAAGAGCTGCACTAGAAAATTTAAATATTGCCAGATGGAATGATCAATTCATTCAGTTCGATGATTACGATCATGGAGCAATCGACGAGACACTAAGATGGACAATCGTTAAAGATTCAGGGGCAGCCGCAGCTATTGTTGCAGATGCTAGATCTGGTGAGCTCAACTTAACTTCAGCAAACACAACAGACAATGACGGTGCTTCAATTCAAGGTAAGCAAGAGTATTTTTCTCTTCCTTCAACAGCAGGTAATAAGTTGTATTACGAGACAAGAGTTAAAATGTCCGATGTTGATCAGATGGATGTTCTTGTTGGATTAACAGAAACTTTTACAACCAATCCTGAAGCTGCTTTAGCATCATCAAATATCATTGGTTTCTTATTGACTGATGGTAGTGCTGTTATCGCTGGTGTAACAGAGGCTTCTGATACAGCAACCACTGTAACTTTAGACACAACTTTATCAACTCTAGAGAATGACACTTACGTAACTTTAGGTTTTGTTGCAACAAAAGCTAATAGTGATGGTAATGATAAAGTTGATTTTTACATCAACAGAAAATATGCAGGAACAAGCTCAACAAACATTCCAACAGCTAACATGAAAATGATGGCTATGAGTATATCAGGTGATGCCACAGGTCAGAAGGTAACAACTTTAGATTACATGATGGGTGCTCAAGATAGAGATGTAACATACGCTGACGGACCTGCGTAAGGAGTAAACAATGATTAACTATAGATCGGCTAAAGTAA